TTATTATCGATGAAAAAAATCCAACAATAGGTATTAAAGAATTAAGATATATTGATCCTCGTAAGGTCCGTAAAGTCCGTGAAGTTCAAAAGAAAAGACTTCAAGTCGCTAATCCTGGCGATGCTGTTGTTACTAAAACAGTTAATGAGTATTTTATTTTCAACGATAAAGGTTTCAACTTTGGTAATAAAGCAGTTGGTCCATCTACAACTGGTTTAAAGATTGCTAAAGATTCTATTTTACATTGTGTTTCTGGATTGACTGACAATCAAGGAACTATGGTTCTTTCTTATTTACATAAGGCGATCAAACCACTTAACCAGTTAAGAACTCTTGAAGATGCTCTAGTTATCTATCGTCTTGCTCGTGCACCAGAACGTCGTATTTGGTATATCGACGTTGGTAATTTACCTAAGATGAAAGCGGAACAGTATGTCCGTGACATTATGGTTAAGCATAAAAACAGATTAATCTATGACGCCCAAACAGGCGACATTAGAGATGACCGCAAATTCATGACGATGCTTGAAGATTACTGGCTTCCACGTCGTGAAGGTGGTAGAGGTACGGAGGTTACTACCCTACCAGGTGGTCAGACATTGGGACAGATGGATGATGTTCTTTATTTTCAGAAGAAATTCTTGAACGCTCTAAATGTTCCAATTAGTCGTTTAAATTCAGACGCCTTATTTTCTATTGGTCGTGCTACTGAAATCACAAGAGATGAATTGAAATTTACTAGATTTTGTATTCGTCTAAGAGCAAGATTTGCTAATCTATTTACTAAGATGTTAGAAAAGCAACTAGTTCTAAAAGGTATTACAACTCTTGATGACTGGGCACAAATTGCTAATTTTATTAGATACGATTTTGCTAAGGATAATTATTTTACTGAACTTAAAGATGCTGAAATTTTACAGGGAAGAATTCAACTAGCTTCTACTATTCAGCCTCTTATTGGTAAATATTATAGCCACGAATGGGTTCGTAGAAATATTCTACAACAGCCAGATTATGATATTTCAGAAGTTGATAAACAGATTGCTATAGAGAACAAACAAGTTCAAGCTGGCGATATGAGATGGGTTAATCCTGAAATACTTCAAAACGAGCAAGCGTTACAGCAAGCTCAGATGGCATCTCAACAAATGCAAGCTGATCAACAACAGTTGCAACCTGGAGCAGAAGGTTCTTCTGAATATGATCCTGAAACGGCTCAAAAAATGGAACAAGTTCGTAACGCTGAAATGATTGTAGATCAGATGAAAAAGGTTCCGAAAGCAAATAGAACCATGGCTGATGAAGCAAAATATAAAGCAGCAGTTCAGATAATTGCTAAGAATCCGGAATTAAGATCAAGAGCGCAAGCAGGTGGCGCTCCTACAACGCAACAATAAAGGTGAGACAAATGTCAGAAGAAAATAAATATGAAATGAATGATTTAGTTAATTCTGCCGTAATGCAGAAACCATTAGATTTTGAAGCTGCATTTAATGATCTTGTCATAGATAGAATTAGAACTGCAGTTGAAAACAAAAAAGTAGAAATTGCACAACAGATGTATGGTTACGAACCACCAGAAGAATATTATGGAGACGATGAGGTTGGTGCTGACGAATCAGAACTAGAACACTCAGAGGAAGAATAAATGGCCAAGGATCTCAAATCAATTCTTGCTGGAGTTAAATCTAGTAAGATAGCACCACCTGATATTAACGATAAGAATACGTATCAGTGGAATGCCAAAGACGGCGTAGCTTTTATTAAGAAACATAAAACTGAAACACACGACGATCGTGTTGGTAATGGCGATGATGTTTATAAAGGCAAAACCAAAAAGACTGACAAATATAAGTTTCAGTCAGATGGTGTTTATGAAGAATCTGAAGAAGGCGAGCTGGATGAAAAATATATGGGATTCCATGCCCTTAAAGGTCATCTAACTCAAACAGGCGCTAAGTCCCCAGCTGCTCTAGCAGCATGGATTGGTCGTGAGAAATATGGTAAAGAAAAGTTTCAAGCAGCTGCTGCAAAAGGTAAGAAACTAGGCGAAGTTCATGTTCATAATAATATGAGTGAAACATGTAGTCATACTAATGAAGGAACTTATTGTGAAATGCATGGCACAAAAGCATGTCCTTCTGAAGATGACGTTAATATGCAGAAGAAATCAAAGAAAGATTCAAAAGGTCGTGAGTATCTAACTGACAAAAAGAAAACCATGGAAGAAGGTCGTATTGAAGACGACGCTCAGCGCAGAGCAGCAAAAGAATTATCAGCAATTGCTGCTGCTTCTAACAAACCTATAACTAAATTAAAGCCAGGTAAAAAACAGTATAATCAATTAAAAAGCACAGGCGGAATGTTTGGTGGCGCCAGAACTTTTGCTGCTGGTGTTGCTAAAAGAAATATCGAAGGTGATATTGCTGGAGCAAAATCAGTAACAAAGGCAAAAGTTGGTGGCAAACTTAAAGAAGAAGTTGAATATATTGAAGAAAAATTAACTGCTAAAGATCCAGTATCAAAATGGATTCATGATTTTGTTCATTCAGATAATCCTAAGTTTGATGGTAAGTCAACTAAAGAACGCCAGAAGATGGCACTTGGTGCTTACTATGGTGAAAAACGTGGTAAAAAAGAATCTGGTTCAGCAACTAATACAGATTATACTGGACCAGGCGCTGCTGGTTGGACAACAGGTAGACATGATATGGGGACATTATAATGTTTATTAAACTTAAAGGCGCAGAAATTTCTATAGCTTCAGCAAACACAGTTTCAAACGCATCAGCTGTTAGGATTTATAATACTGGTGCAGCTGCAGTTTGTAACGTAGCATATTCAAACGGAACAGTTTATGCTAATGCAACAGTGTCTAACACTGAAGCTCTTGTTATTGTTAAGACATCAACAGATACAGTAATAGGAGCTAACATGAAAGCTGCTCCAGTAGAATACAGAGGGTAAGATGAGACTCATAGCAGAAATAACAGAAGACACTCAGTATATTACTGAACGCAGCGAAGATGGTAATAAAAACCATTACATTGTTGGGCGTTTTATGACTGCAGAAGAACCAAATAAAAATGGAAGAGAATATCCATTACCGGTTCTAGAAAAAGAAGTTGAAAGATATATCCGTGAAGTTGTTAAAGCTAAGAGAGCTTTTGGTGAATTAAATCATCCAGCTGGTCCAACTATTAATCTTGATCGTGTCTCTCATATCATTACTGAAATAAAACAAGATGGTAATTATTTTAATGGTAAAGCAAAGATTACCTCAACTCCAATGGGAGAAATTGCCAGAGGTCTTCTAGAATCAGGCGGTCAACTTGGTGTTTCTACACGTGGTTTGGGTTCATTAAAAGAATCAAAAGGCGTAATGGTTGTTCAACCAGATTTCAAATTATCAACTGTTGATATTGTTTCCGATCCTTCTGGTCCTGGTTGTTTCGTTAATGGTATTATGGAAGGCGTAGAATGGCTCTACGATCCAGTAAAAGGAACTTGGCATGAAGAAAAACTTCATGAAATGAAGAAGAATATTCATAACATGTCAAAGTCAAAACTAGAAGAACAGAAACTTGCCATCTTCGAGCAGTATCTAACTTCGCTAACTATTAAAAGATAATTTTTTATAAATACATTAAAATCACTAATAGGAGACTATTCTAATGGCTAATTTAGATCAAGAACATGATGTAGAAGACTTTGCTGAAATCGAAGAAGCAAAGTGCAAGGAGTATGAATCAGGTAAAGAAGAAGAGGAAGAAGAGGAAGAAGAAGGCGGTAAAAAGCGTTCTAAGAAGAAAATGAAAAAGTGTGAAGAAGAAGCTGTTTCTGAAGAAACTCTTGCTGCTTCATCTCTTCATCCAAAAGCTGCTCCTGGTGATTCAATGTCAAAACTAGGTGCTATGCATGGCGTAATGAATATGATGGCTGGCATGGGCAAGTCTGACATGATTGATTTTTTCAATAAGGTAATGAGTCTATATGGACCAGGTAAAGAACATGGCGTTGGTGATAATTCTGCAAAGAATTCATCAACTATTGATATGAAGCCATCTCATGCAACTGGTGGAACTACTGGTCCTAAGACTGCAGATGCTATGCCACGTCTAAACGTAAAAGAAGACATTGAAGAAATGTTCAATGGTCAGGATCTTACAGAAGAATTTAAAGAAAATGTTGCTACTCTTTTTGAAGCAGCTGTTTCAGCAAGAATCATTGCAGAAACTGCTCGTCTTGAAGAAGCATACGAAGCAGCATTGCATGAAGAAATTGCAAACTTCAATGAAGAAGTAACATCAAAGCTCGATACATATCTTGATTATGTTGTCGAAAACTGGATGAAAGAAAACGAAGTAGCTATTGAATCATCCCTTCGTGCAGAAATCACTGAAGATTTCATTGAAGGTTTGAGAAACCTATTTGCTGAACATTATATTGATGTTCCATCAGATAAGGTTGATGTTCTAGAGGCAATGGCCGAAAAGGTTGCTGCTCTCGAAGAAAAGATGGATGAAGTAATTTCAGAAAATGTAGAGTTAAAGAATGCTCTTGTTGAAGACTATAGACAAGACGTTTTTGCAGAACTTGCCTCTGATCTTGCATTGACACAGCAGGAAAAGTTTGCTGCTCTAGCAGAAGGTATTGAATTTGATGGTGACCTAGACACATACGCTAAGAAGCTAATGATTGTTAAGGAAAACTATTTCAATACTGAAACTACTTCATATTCTTCAAACATTGAAGAGGAAACATTTGAAGGCGAGCTAACTGAATCAACCAAGTCTGTTGATCCTGTAGTTGGTCGTTATGTTCAGGCAATTGCCAGAACGGTTAAAAAGTAATTTTTTATAAATAAAAAAAGATATATATTTCTAAAGAAAGGAAAACAAATGTATCTAGCTGAGGAAATTCAAAACAAGTGGGCTCCAGTTCTAGACCACGACGCTCTTGGTAACATCAAGGACGCTCATCGTCGTTCAGTAACTGCAGTCATGCTCGAAAACACCGAGAAGGCTCTAGTTGAGTCAGCTGCTCATGGCAACTATCAGACTCTAACTGAAACTTCTTCTTCACTACCAGCAAACTTCATGGGTGCTTCTTCATCCACTGCAGGTGCTGGCGGTATCGACACTTTCGATCCAGTGCTTATTTCACTAGTTCGTCGTGCAATGCCAAACCTAATTGCTTATGATATCTGCGGCGTTCAGCCAATGACTGGTCCAACTGGACTTATCTTTGCAATGCGTTCACGTTATGCTAACCAGACTGGTACTGCTGCTTCTGGCGACGGAACTCAGGTTGGTAATACTGCTTCTAACGAAACATTCTATAACGAAGTTAATACTGCCTTCACTGGTGCTGGTGGTCTTTCTGGCGTTGATGCCAATAACTTCGGTCTTGGTTTCAAGGGAACTATCCCAGGTGCAACCAACACTACTCCACTAACTGCTACCAACACTTATAACACTGGTGCTGGTATGAACACTGCTAACGCTGAAGCACTTGGCGTTGACAATGGTAATAACTTCCCACAGATGGCCTTCACTATTGAGAAGGTTACTGTAACTGCTCTTACTCGTGCTCTAAAGGCAGAGTATACTATGGAACTTGCTCAGGATCTCAAGGCAATCCATGGTCTAGACGCAGAAACTGAACTAGCTAACATTCTTTCAGCTGAAATTCTTGCTGAAATCAATCGTGAAGTAGTTCGTACTATCAACATCTCAGCTACTGCAGGCGCTCAGGACAATACAACTACTGCTGGTGTATTCGATCTTGACACTGACTCAAACGGTCGTTGGTCAGTTGAAAAGTTCAAGGGACTTATGTTCCAGCTAGAGCGTGAAGCTAACCAGATCGCCAAGCAGACTCGTCGTGGTAAGGGTAACATCGTTATCTGTTCTTCAGACGTTGCTTCTGCTCTACAGATGGCTGGTGTTCTTGATTACGCTCCTGCTCTTAATTCAAACAACCTACAGGTTGACGATACTGGAAACACTTTCGCTGGTGTTCTCAATGGTCGCCTAAAGGTTTATATCGATCCATACGCACTAGGTGGTAACTACCTAACTGTTGGCTATAAGGGTTCATCAGCTTTCGACGCTGGTCTATTCTACTGCCCATACGTTCCACTACAGATGGTTCGTGCAGTTGATCAGTCAACTTTCCAGCCAAAGATCGGCTTTAAGACTCGTTACGGCATGGTTGCAAATCCATTCGCTGAAGGTCTTACTAAGGGTCTTGGTCGTGTTGGTGTTGTATCAACTAACAAGTATTATCGTAGAGTTATTGTTAATAATTTGATGTAGGACAAACTTTTTTCTAAAGTTTTGACTAAATATAACCAGGGGTTTCGGCTCCTGGTTATTTCTATTTAAGAGGTCAAAATGGACAAATATGGTTTTGTATATATCTGGTTTGATAAGAAACACAAAAGGTATTATATTGGTTGTCATTGGGGTTCTGTGGATGACGGATATATCTGTTCGTCTTCTTGGATGAAAAAGGCTTATAAAATAAGACCTCAAGATTTCAAAAGACGTATATTGAAAACGAACCTTACAAGAGAACAGATGTATGTTGAAGAACAACGTTATTTTGTTATGATAAAAGAAGAAGAAATAAAAATAAAATATT